ATAATCTGTATGTCGAAGAAACATTACCAGTGTCGCTTATTCCTCCACCAACTTTAATACCATAAGCGACATTCAACCTACCATCAGCCCTCAAAGACATACCAGCTTGATAGCTAGTATTCATGCTTGCATACCTCCAAACAAATCCCTGGCTGGAACTATTAGTGGTAAATGCCATTGATCTGGCAATACTACTCAGGTCTCCGTGGTAGTTATTAATAGTACCTACAGTTAACGGATAACTCGCCGATACTGGCGACCCTGAATAATAACCATTTAAATACAGTTTATCTGTTTTAGCAGATTCATGATTGCCAATGGATAAGTTAGCCAGTGGAGAACTGAGATCATTAGTCGAAGCCTGATTTACATAACTAATTTCAACATCATCTCCATTAAACGCATCATTGAGTTTTGCATATAATCCAGTTTCTGATGTATGCCCCTCAACATTGATGTCAGAAATAGATTCATTAAACAAAAACTGTATATAGCTTGCGTTAACTGTTTTTGTAACGCCAAATACTTTGGCGAAGACGTGTTTATCCTTATCGTCCAAACTTCTTATTAGGATGTGGTCGCTTTGAGAAATAGTAGAAATTTCATCACTTTCATCAGTTCCACTTGCAAGGTTATGACTCACCCTCAGAATAACCCCAGCACCTGGAGATGCGTCGATCCAAACAGCCTGCCCATTGCTTGGTGTATCAGTATTAGAGCTTGAACTTACAAAATCTCTTGCATATCTAGTAGTATTCTTGCTGACTAGACCAACTAATTCACCATCACTAGTAATTGATCGATAACCGCCAGCGCCAATAGAACCACTTGGAGATACATGCGTTGCCGTATCAAACCCAGCGCCTTTCTGACCTTTTGTACCAGTTGGACCTTTATTACCAGTTGGACCTTTTGTACCAGTTTCGCCTTTTGTACCAGTTGGACCTTTTGTACCAGTTTCGCCTTTTGTACCAGTTGGACCTTTTGGACCTATTGGACCTTTTGTACCAGTTGGACCTTTTGTACCAGTTGGACCTTTTGTACCAGTTTCGCCCTTTGTACCAGTTGGACCTTTTGGACCTATTGGACCTTTTGTACCAGTTTCGCCTTTTGTACCAGTTGGACCTTTTGGACCTATTGGACCTTTTGTACCAGTTGGACCTTTTGGACCTATTGGACCCTTTATGCCCTTTTCACCTTTAACGCCTGCGCCTTTCTGACCTTTGGTGCCTTTCTGACCTTGATCGCCAGTTCTGTCAAAAGATATAATTAAATCATCACCCGCAGTGAAACCATTATTCCCAGACCCAAAGGCTCCAGTAATAAATGTACAGCTTATGCTATAGTATCCAGTTTTGTCTATCAGCGAATCAATCTCATATATAGCATATTTTGAGGAGTCCGCTGAGTTAGTTACTTTAAAATTGCCAAGATGACTTGATGTGGAATCATCTAAAGTTGCCAGGAAATTAGTAATATCATTTCCTGTTTCATCTTGATCGTCTAGAAACATCTTATTCGCAGAAGAAGCGGTCAGATTATTGAACTTTACTCTTCCATCACCTGGATCGCTATCTGAAGTGGCGTTGAAGAACTCATAACCAAAGGACACGCCACCGAAGTTTCCTTTCTGACCTTTGTCGCCTTTCTGCCCTTTCTGACCTTTGTCGCCTTTCTGCCCTTTCTGCCCTTTTGGACCTTTTGAACCTTTTTGACCTTTGTCACCGACATCACCAGTTCTAGCAAACGTAATGATGTGCCTTTCGCCATCAGTGAATGATCCAGTTCCTAGTGACCCAGATACACCAGAAACATAAATCCTGAAATTACCTACAAGCTCTGTAATAGATGAAATTGTATATAATACAAAATCTTCAGAATCATCTATTTTTGATATTCTAACATGACCTTTGATAGTTGATGTTGAATCATCAATAGTTCTTAAGTATGATTGTATATCAGTGCCATTGATATCATCATCATGTATGAGAATAGAACTGGCGCTTAACGCATTGCTGTTTAATATTTTAAAATGACCGTCGCCTGGACCAACATTCGAATTAGTGGTGCTAGTGAATTCGTACTCGAATGATGCCCCACCGAAATTTCCTTGTTGACCTTTCTGACCCTTGTCACCCTTCTGACCTTTTGTACCAGTTTCGCCTTTTGTACCAGTTGGACCTTTAAATCCAGTTGGACCTTTAAAGCCAGTTTCGCCTTTTGTACCAGTTGGACCTTTTGGACCAGTTGGACCTTTAAAGCCAGTTTCGCCTTTTGTACCAGTTGGACCTTTTGGACCAGTTGGACCTGCTGGACCTTTTGGACCTGCTGGACCTTTAGAACCAGTTGGACCTTTTGTACCAGTTGGACCTTTAAAGCCAGTTTCGCCTTTCTGACCCTTAATACCGTCAGAAGATCCTTGCCATACTCCAGAAGAGTCAATTATTTCTGTGCCGCCAATGGAAAGAGAAGATACGTTAGCGCCAACTTCAAATATAGTATCACCACCACGAGAATAGAGGATATGATCTGCAGTATTAAGTGCGAGCTCGCCTTCTACAATTTTATTTGTATCAGGGGCATTTCCCTTAACATTGCTGCGTTTGATTTTTATGAGAGACTTATCTGTCATGAATTGAGAACCTTTAAATCATCGCCTTATATAAGGCTGAATAATAAAGAGGAGTCGTACTTATATAAGCAGATAGACTCCCCCATCTTTTAAATATTTACGAAGAGCTGTATGTACCGCCATCAATGATAGCAACAACTTCACCCATAGCGTAGCCAGTAGCGGTTGGATCTACAGTTGCTGTAGGTTCAGTTTGTAGTCCTGTATAGAACTTAAACTTACCACTATCGCTCGCATCTCTGAAGTAACCAGCATATTTATTAGTTGCGGTATCAATATACAACCCATATACGCCAGTATCAACAGTATCGCCAACATTATTCGCAGAAAGTTTTAGGGCAGAATCGTCTACAGATACTGTAGATGAAGAAATATAAGTGGTGGCGCCTGTTACTATTAGGTTACCACCAATCGCAACATTACCCGAAGCAACTATATTCTTAGTAACATTTAATTGACCAGCAATGGTCACGTCATCTGGAAGACCGATAGTAGCAGACGACCCTTCGCCTGCAGTATGAGCCACTTCAACCTCGTTGGCTGTTCCAACAATACCAGACATGTAGTTGCCACTAGTATCAGTACCAAGAGCAACAGAATTTTCAGCAATAGTAGTGGACATACTGACATCCTGACTACCATTAAAACTGACAGTACCAGTAACATCACCAGTGAGGGCAATATTTCGCGCATTAGTTAGAGTGTCAGCAGTAGCCCCAGCAACCGTAATAATATCAGTTCCGTTTGTGGAAGAATATAATTTTTTATCAGCTAAATTGATAGCCAGTTCCGCTTTAGCCAATTGCCCATCGGCTGGAACTGCGCTGGCTGTTTCATTATGTTTAATTTTTATTACTGAAGCCATTCGATTAAACCTTATATATTATGTTAAACCGCCCCTTCTGGGTTTCGGTATTACCTTTTCTTTATTTATAATAATATCCTTGCTCACATGTTTTTCGTAATATTTAATTTCCATTTCCTGCCTTTCAACTTTTGCAGTTAAATCAGCAACTTGAGATATGATTGTTGGGGGAACAGGGATTGCTTCTGCTCTAGCACGTTCCCCTTCTAGAGTTTCGGTTAGGATTATGATCTTAGTTCTGAGAGCGACTATAGTTTTGTTTAGGTTTGCTATTTCGGTTTCTGTTTGTTTATTATAAATATCTAGTAAATTATCATCACCCATCACTTAATTTCTTCCTATTATGAAATTGTAATATTACCAACCATTGAGCTATGGAATTGACAAACATAGTAGAATGTTCCTGCGCTTCCTATAACCCACCTTACTGTTCCAACTTCAGCACCACCATTAGTGACACCAGATGCTTGATTATCAGTTCCAGTTCCAGAAACTGTTTTTATCCAGAATGGGTGTCCGCTTGCATTAACATTGAAGTCGACGATATCCCCATTATTGAAATTTAAACCTGCATTATCACCGTTCACGCTTCCGTTTCTATCAGTACCGCTTAATGCGTAAGCGCCTGCTCCGTTATTTGTAACAGATATGGTATAGTCTGCAGTAGCTGGAGTTGTGGCAGCTGTATAAACTCCTCCTGATATCTCACCAAATACAGGAGTACCATCGCTTGATGCTTGCATAACCTGACCAGAAGTGCCTGTTGTTTGTAATACCATACCGTTAGCAGCAGTATACATTAATCCGTTTGATTCAAAATCAGTAAGGACTAATTCTTCTATATTGGCTCTTTCGCTGGCGGTCAATGTAGTAAAGGCAACGGTATCTCCTAAGAGCTGGCTTTCGAGGTTGGCGACTTTTTCTACAAGTAACTTACCGCCTATGTACTCAACAGACGTCGAAGAGTCGCCGATAAACAGTTTATTTGAAGAATGCGAGTATGCTATTTCGCCATCAACTAAAGATGATGGCGAATTGGTTGTTTGACTTTTCTTTATTACTAATACGACATCGCTCATCAGAAGTTTCCGCCAGATATTGTGATTGTATCAGTAGTAGAGTTATATGTAACAAATTGCCTCAAGGTGAATCCTTGTGTGGAGCTATCAAAAACTAAAATAGAGTCGTTGGGTGATGCGTTCATATTAACATCAGGCAATATAGATAATGTCGGACTAGAAATTTTTTGAAATGTGCTTAGCGTTAAAGGAGTTCCAGTGTCATTTAAAACAACCTTATTTTGACTCGGAGTACTCAACCTAACTTTTAAGTCTGACATTCTAACCTCTATTGTGTTACTTGTGGTGTTACTGTCGCTATACCCTCAACAAGCCTTGTTCTTTTGTCACCAGCGCTTGTGATTTCAACATCATATACATACCTACCAGCAGGAATGTTCACGGTTGTTATTCTTGGTAATGAGACTGTCAATAAACCAGTAGTCCTATCAGTATCAAATGTTATAACGAATGCAGCTGTAGGGGTAGAAGAAGTGTAATGCTTTCTCATCTGCCCAGCTGCAGTATATCCGCTTAAATTTGTTGGGGTTCCATCATCATTAGTAACAGATAAAACCGTACTGTAATCTGTTCCTTGATCGATAATTATATTAGCTTTAGCTCCCATACATTACTCCCCTAGATCCACAATCAACGCCCTCAGTTCTTCATTCTCTGCTTTCAGTTCTTTAATCGCTTCAATGAATAGCGCTGATAGCTGATCATAATCTACAGTCAAGTAATCACCTTCAATCTCTTTATGTAGAGAAGTAGACTTTTTCTTAACAGCCGAAGGGAGAACCTTTTCAACTTGCTGAGCAATAACGCCCGCAGATGGTTTATCTCCAACTATATAATTATACTCCACGCCATCAATTTGTTTAATCTTGTCGACAGCATTTTCTATCTTATTGATATTATCCTTTAACCTTTCATCAGATGGGGTAGATGAGTATGCTATAACATCACCAATAACATGGAAATCGCCAGTGCCTGTTAATTTACTCAAAGTACCGTCGATTAGCATCCATCGAGTATCTAAATCTGCTGTATGACCTGGACCAGACAGCGTGACCACGCCAGTTCCGCTATTAAAGCTCAAGCCAGTTATATCTGAAGAGCCTGCTGGACCTTTTGGACCTGCTGGACCTTTACCGCCTCCTGGACCTTTTGGACCTCCTGGACCTTTTGAACCTCCTGGACCTTTTGAACCTCCTGGACCTTTAGTACCTCCTGGACCTTTAGTACCTGTATCTCCCTTTGTACCTGCTGGACCTTTTGTACCTCCTGGACCTTTTGGACCTGCTGGACCTTTACCGCCTCCTGGACCTTTTGGACCTGCTGGACCTTTTCCGCCAGTTGGACCTTTAGAACCTGTATTTCCCTTTGGACCTATCGGACCTTTTCCGCCACTTGGACCTTTAGAACCTTTAGAACCAGTTGGACCTTTTGTACCAGTTGGACCTTTAGAACCTGTATTTCCCTTTGGACCTATTGGACCTTGTGGACCTTTTGTACCAGTTGGACCTTTTGTACCAGTTGGACCTTTTGTACCAGTTGGACCTTTAGAACCTGTATTTCCCTTTGGACCTATTGGACCTTTTGGACCTATTGGACCTTTTGTACCAGTTGGACCTTTAGAACCAGTTGGACCTTTTGGACCTATTGGACCTTTTGTACCAGTTGGACCTTTAGAACCAGTTGGACCTTTTGTACCAGCTGGACCTTTAGAACCTGTATTTCCCTTTGGACCTATTGGACCTTTTGGACCTATTGGACCTTTGCCGCCACTTGGACCTTTTGAACCAGTTGGACCTTTTGAACCAGTTGGACCCTTTGGACCTTGTAGGGCAGCATTAGCTATTGTAATTTTCTTTAGTTGGGTTCCAGAAGTATCACTAACATCTTGAACCAATATCATGTCACTAGATTGAGCGTTAGCTAGTTCGGTTCTTTCGCTAATTGTTTTTTTGGCGGAAGAGAGGGCTTTGAAATATGAGACATCACCAGTAGTATCGTTATGCTCAGAGAGTTGCCAGTTTTTATTAGTTTCGTTCCAACGGAAATCTACATTATTATTTGCGCCACGATTAACAGTTATACCAGCATTTTGGGTAGCAGTAGCATCAGAAGCAAGATCAGAATTTAATGTAATCTTATTGTCAGCAATATCTAGAGTGGCAGAGTTTACTGTAGTAGTTGTTCCAGCGACAGACAAATTACCAGAAATTACTACATTCTCAGAAACAGTTAATTGGCCACCAACTACGGCATCACTTGTAACGTCTAAAGAACCAAAAGCAGCTGATTGGGTAACACTAACACCACCTGGAATAGAAACAAAATCATTGAACACTGTATTAGCATTAATGACCAGCGTTGTCAATTCGCCATTGGTCCATTTGGTATGCCTTTCGCCTTCCTCTTGAGCTGACCAATCGCGACCTATAGTAACATTTGTACCGTTAGCATTGAACTTCCCGTTTACATGCGTATTACCAGTAACTTGTATATTTTCATCTACATTTAATTGACCTTTTACTGTGACGTCATCACTTATCGTAGTTGCACCATCAACTCCAAGAGTACCTTTGACGGTAGCATTATTGTTTATCGTAGCTGCGCCATCAACTCCAAGAGTACCTTTGACGGTAGCATTATTGTTTATCGTAGCTGCGCCATCAACTCCAAGAGTACCTTTGACGGTAGCATTGTTATTGATAGTAGTTGCGCCTTTAATGCCAAGAGTGCTATTGATAGTAGTTGCGCCATCAACTCCAAGAGTGCCTTTAACATTAGCATTGTTATTGATAGTAGTCGCACCGTCAATAGAAGCAGTACCTTTAACGGTAGCATTGTTATTGATAGTAGTTGCACCATCAACTCCAAGAGTGCCTTTAACGGTAGTGTTGCCAGAAACCGTAAAGTGATTCTTGACCTCAGTATTCGCATCAATTGTAGCAGTTCCTTTGACGGCAAGGCTATTGTCAATAGTAGTTGCGCCTTTAATGCCAAGAGTGCTATTGATAGTAGTTGCGCCATCAACTCCAAGAGTGCCTTTAACATTAGCATTGTTATTGATAGTAGTTGCGCCATCAACTCCAAGAGTGCCTTTAACATTAGCATTGTTATTGATAGTAGTCACACCGTCAATAGAAGCAGTACCTTTAACGGTAGTGTTGCCAGAAACCGTAAAGTGATTCTTGACCTCAGTATTCGCATCAATTGTAGCAGTTCCTTTGACAGCAAGGCTATTTTCTACTGTAGTTGCGCCTTTAATGCCAAGAGTGTTATTTAGAGTAGTTGCGCCTTTGACGTTTAATGTGCTATTAATTTCAGATGCACCATCAATCCTTGCAGTACCCTTAACAGTAGCATTGTTATTAATGGTTGTCACCCCATCAACTCCAAGAGTGCCTTTGACGGTAGCATTGTTGCTGATAGTAGTTGCGCCCTTAACACCAAGAGTGCTATTGATAGTAGTTGCGCCATCAATACTTGCAGTACCCTTAACAGTAGCATTGTTATTAATGGTTGTCGCCCCATCAACCCCAAGAGTGCCTTTGACGGTAGCATTGTTATTAATGGTTGTCACCCCATCAACTCCAAGAGTGCCTTTAACATTAGCATTGTTATTGATAGTAGTTGCGCCATCAACATCAAGAGTGCTATTTAAAGTAGTTGCGCCATCAACATCAAGAGTGCTATTTAAAGTAGTTGCGCCATCAACATCTAATGCGCCTTCAAAATTCGCATTACCATTAGAGTCAACAGTTGCTACAATATTATTTCCGCTATCAGCTATTACGAATTGAGATTCTCCGCCAGAATCAGATAGCAATAACCTTAAATCTGACCTTCCGAGCTGATTATCTGCAGCTAGGAAGAATTCTATCTTATCCCCCTCACCGCCCGCAAACCTCAAGTGCGGTGAGTCCTTATTATCTTGGAATGATGAATTGGCACCAGATAATACAATATGGGCTGAATTAGTTGATAAGTCAGTAATATCTCTCAGAGTTAGGAATTTAAATTCGGGGTTGTCATCAGATGTAGCTATTCTTAAGAATTTTCCCTTTGATCCGCCACCAACTATAATACGACTGATATCGCCAAGATTCACACGGTCAGTACCTGCAGTATCAAAAATAACATTACCAGTAAATGTGGTATTTGCATTTACAAGAAACGCCTTACTCTCTATAGTTGTGTTAGAACCAATGGTCAATAAATTACCACCAGAAGAAGAACCTGACGATGTATTACCAGCTTTTAATGAATTAGTTCTGAATTCATTAGCAGATAATGTCCCTACAATGTGACCATTACCAACAGTAAATGCTTTCCTATTAGCAGAACCGTCACGGGATACGGTAACAACATTATTACTAATAATAGTTGCTATGAAATTGGTATTCAATCTCCAAGTATTAAAACTATTATTGAGTTCTGTATTTGAAACATTAATTGACATTTGAAATCTCTATAATTGGTTGACTTTTACTTATTTATTAATGTTGTTAACATGCTTTTTATACTATCAATATCATTTTTTATGCTGTCAACTTCTTCTTTTAATTTTTTATGAGAAGCTGCTCTGCTCTTTGCAGAATCATATCTTCTAAGAGCAGCCTCATCATTTATGTATATGGAGCCAGTTTCCATATCTTTCGTTAGTTCTGGGTTATCTACTATTCCAACTTTCATATTATGTAATTGACAAAGGAACTTTGTGACTAGTTATAATCAAAGAAGATATTTCAGGAGAATGAGCCGTTCCCCTAATATCAGGTCTAGTAAACACCACTTTTAATTGATATTCATCAACGCCATGGTGGACCGAGCCGTCCCCTGATCGGTAAGATATAACGCCATTATTGCTTGAGTTTTCCCGCAATGCATTGTCAGAAACCCCCAAGAAGTTTTCGCCATCAGTATTTGCTGCAACTCTGAAGCTCAATTTAACTTTATCTTCCCTGTCACCAAGAGTTGATCTAGGGTATGGCACTGCTTTATATTGGGTCATTTCTGTATATTTCTTATCAGTAATCACCTCTGGGTCGCTATCATTCTTAGCCCTAATGAATATTTTTATTTCACTTTCTTGAGGGAAATATGCGCTAGTAACAACATTTATTCTTTCTGATGGGTCCACAGATCTGCCGTCATTAGTTCTAATTGGTTGACTAATATACCTAGCAGCTGCTTCTCCAGCTGGGAACGTCTCATTAGCAGAGTTACTGCTTATTCTCTCCCTCATTGCCGAAACTGTAACGTGGTCTATATCTACAATTGCGCTAGAATTCTCATTTAACGTGGTCATAATACCTTTAACCAAAAGAGTTGAGTTATTCTTATTCGAGCGACTATATATTCTCTTTGACTCTTTGTCAAACTCAACTAATCCTGATGCCGTGAGCTGCGCCCAAGTAGGATCAGTTACCCCAGAGTTATTGGTTGACTTTAAATACCATTTCAAATCGCTTGAGCTGACCATATTTGATGGAACATTAATCTTTACCGAATCAATAGAAGGGTTGACTACACCATCAATTTTAGCAACAGCTCCATAACTTTGTCCACGGATATATTCACCGCTCCTAAACCCTAGCGTAGGGGTTCCAGTTGAATCCGTCAAGCGTATTCTTCCGAAATCTGTATTAACGTGATTAATGATACCAGTAACAGTATTTGAAGTGAATGAGTTGGTGATTCCAATTTTAGCATAGCCATTTCCATTAGAAGGAAATGCGGAACTATATAAATTAGCTGTAGAAGCGAATGTTCCAACTGCATCAAGTTTTACTGTAAGTATATCGTTAGATGTGTCGTCATTAACTATTGATCGTATGGTTCCATGCCCATACCCAGAGTCTCCAGGCTCAGCGCCATTTCTAGCGTTATGCGTTTGTACAACACTACCCAATGCTGGGGCGCTTAATGAAGTATAATCAATACTTAAAAGCGACTCACCTCTGACGACCTCATCTAATTGGAACCCCTGATCGCCAGTAATAACAGTTGGGGAAATATCACTTATATTTAAGAATTCTAGCTTCTCATTATCCAGTTGGAAGTCAGAAACTGTTTGCTTATCAAATTTCATGTATTGAACAACCATTTTCAATCTTTCATTTTTCAACTCTGCCCATTGATCGCCTGACGCAGAACCAAACAGCGCTGTAGAGTTTGGGGGGAAAAATGCTTTCTTATTACTAATGCTATCTGGTTTATTTTTTTGAGCCGTCCAGAGCTCAAAATCATATTTCTTCTCAGTTGGCATTACTGTAAGTGAGTATTTCCTACCATTCTTAAGGAAGATTGGGTCTTCTAATTTAAATTTTGTTTCCGTTTGAGCTGCTGTAGAAGTTGTTACATCTGGAGCGTTTATTATTTGACTCTGACCCAATACTTGATCAGTTGGTTTGCCGTTTTGACCAACAGTCCTAATTTGTATAAACACAGAAGAATCTGAATCTGCTGGCTTCTTTTTGAAGTATAGAAGGATATCCTTAACATATGCCCCATCCTGATCCCCAATCTCAGCAACGAATGTTTGAGATAAGAAGTCAGGAACTTCTTCCAGCACATCCTTATTAGTTAAAATAGTTTTAGAACCGTCAGCCTTTAATTCAGAAAGGGATATTCCAGATGTCTGTTTGACGTCATCGTAATCAAATCCGTTAGAATTTGATGGGGCATAGTAATACTGCCCGCACCTTGTTGTCGAACCCAATTTACCAGAACTAATAGAGCCACTATTGCTAGGAGGAGCAACATCACTCACTTCGAGTAAATGCTTAAACCCTTTAAATTTCATATCATTATCGTTTGGTATCTTGAAGAAAAAAACCAACTGCCCGTGCACATTAGTAACCAACTTTGCGCCAAATTTATCGTTGCCTTGCATCCTTACATACTTTTCTATGTTTCTTCCATCGAATCTAGCCCAAACCCGTGTATTGGGTTTCAAGCCAGTGCACGTTACCTTTCTTTCACTATGTGCTTTTAGCGTGTAGTCATTAGTACCGCCTTGATATCCAGATATATCTGAAAATTCAGCAAGACCTGTATAATCTATCCCAGCCTTTCTATATTTTTCTTTAAGAGAAGCAGCGGTTGACGCAGATTGATTGTTGTTTGGCATTTATCTTTTCCTGTATTTAATTTTTTATTAGAATCCTAAACCGCCACCGTAGCTCAGCCACCCGCCACCGATGGTGAAATTTCCTGACCAGTTATATCCATATCCGCCACCATATGAAGGAGAAGAACTACTTGTGGCTGGCGCTGAAGATACTACTGATATCGGCTCAGCTATCTGTTGTATCGCACAGACAGGGTGCTTAAGAGCCATCTGGCCATTCCAGGTTTTAGCTGGGGTTTCTGTTTTAACAGATACAGTTCTAGAACCTGTAGCAAAAACCTGACTGACCAATTCGCCGTACCCACTGGGAACCATTGTTACTTTATTATTACCAACTCGCACGCCAGAGTTAGATTTTAGTTCTAACTCAATATCTTGCAGAGTTGGTATCGCCCTCATAGGATTTCTTACGAACGACAAGTCGCTACTTCTTAATGTATTACTTGCGTCTTGCGCTGGTCGAGGGTCTAATGTTATAGAATTTTTTGGCGGTTCAGCTGAATCTATTGGGTCGTCTGGTCTCAAAACGCTATTCTTAAGGGCATCTATTTCAAATGCATTCAGTGAAATTAGATTAGTATTTTCTTCTACTGTGCTTTCCAATTGACGAAGATCAGCCATGGTGAACCTTCTGTTATCCCTTGGATTGACCAGAACTTCATAAGAAGGTCTTCCATAGAAAGTTGCAGACTCAGGAGAAAGTGATGGGTATGGAGGAATATAGATACCAGCCAAAGTCATGGTATTATCATCTTGCATAGGTAGAGATGGGCTTTCAGATGAAGCACCTTTCTTAACATCTACAACTCCATTTTGCCGTATCGATACGATATCCATCCTAGGAAGGTATCTTTGAACATCAGCTTGGAAGTTCTTATCTGGTGTTGGTAGATGAGCACCCGCAGAAAGTGTATTAAAGTTCGCAGATAACCCTGGATTAGTTGGAGCTGCCGCTGCTGTGCCAGTCGTACTAGGCGTTGCCGTTAGTTCTTTAATCGGTCTAAAATCAACACTATCTCGTAAATCGAAAAACCTACCATTAGAAGCGGTGAATCTTTGTATTTCTGCGGTTGCTATTTTATCTGCTGCGTCAGGATTTGAATCGTCAACAGGGTATGAGTCTACAGTTAAAAACCCGACACCAGCAGTTCTATCTCTATCGAAGTAGTTAAATTTAACCAGCAGACCTTTATTGGTAAGGTCTAACTTGCTAGTCGGGTTCTTAACTAATCTAGCTATATCATACATCGAGTCTCGTTGACCGTCATCTATTCTAAATTCTGTAGTAACTAATTCATCAGCAGTAGTAACGCCAGTATTAGATCCCATATACACAGCTTTAATTTCTGCGCCATCAGGAACTCCCAATGACCAAGGTCCAGCTTTCGATTCTGAATGGCTTCCTGTATTAATATGCACATATCTGTCTTTTCGTACAACCTTTTTATCAGGCTGGCACTGAGTGCGAAGGACGTCAAAGTAAACCGAAGCATTAAACCCTCCAGAAAGACCACCTTCATTAAGTTGTATCTGGTGTTGAGAACTAGTTGACACAAACGTCAAATCTGCAGAATTAAATATGTAACCAGCTGGCATAAATTTAACATGGGCTAATCCGCCAGTATAAGTGTTAGTAGTTGCAACAGTCATAGAACTGTCGCTAACAATCGCAGTAATCAGTTGAGGATTATTACTTCCAACAGTTATGTAATCGCCAACACTATAATCAGTTGTAAACGCTGTCGTCGACCCATGATTGGTAATTGTTGAACCGTTTTGAGCAACTGTACCTGTCTTATTAGATGTAGTTACATCTTGTTGAGCCACAACAATAAGATTCAACGCATCTGTCGAGCTAAGACTAGGGGAGTTTCCTGTGTCATCATTACTTTGATTAGTCCCAGCATGCGCTGTATTTGCTGTGATAGTCGCATCGCCACTACTATTGAACTGTCCAGTCGTTTCTGTTCTAAATACATATTGAGTTTGAACCGATCCTGATCCATCTTGTAGTGTTTTGACACCAGTGCTTTGAAGTGGGAAAATCAATGAAGTCAAACTTGTATCTTTAAGTTTTGATACGCCACCTTCTTGGATAACATCAGCTCTGGACTTCTTGTTGTTTGGGTTTTGTTGAATAACTGACTTAACTTGGGAAAACGTCTTACCATCATTCATATCAATATTGAACAAATACAACCTGAACTTTCCGTCAGGTGAGCCTGACCTTCCGGAATGGTACTGGAATCCTCTAATATTAGCAGTACCAATTTTACTACCAACAAGCCCAGCAGAATTAGAAAATCTATTCTGCGTAACTGCTTGTTGGATTCCATCGTACAATTCAATTTCACGAATACCTTGGAAGTCCCAAGTTCCAGCGACCTCATCACAAATAACGTAATTGCCAAATGCTTGCCCAACAACAATATCATTTTTTACTTCAAATTCTTTAGCTTTATCTATTTCGACACGAACAAGGTCTGTGAGTTCTGTTCGATAACCTCTAACATAACCAACAGAAGGCTCAACCTCGACTACCAACTTATCTCTATCGCCAGACTGAGATGCACCGTATACTCCATTATTATTATCTGTTCTTAAGTGTTCTTCTACCCGAACAACAAAAGGATTTAGCGCATAGTCACCAGATTCTTCATAGGTTCTTTTGGCCATTTCGTCATCTAAATCACCATAACCAGTAGTCTTGAGCCGTATTACCCTGCCTTCTTGAATGTCCATCACAGGGAAGAACCCAGCTGTGCTATCGTCTGTTAATAATTTAGATTTTATTTTTGTTGATATTTTTAATCTTGATGCTCCAGGAGCTGTAAAGTTAGTAGCTCCTGACGCATTATCCAAAAGAGAAGAATCTTGGTTAGAATCTACAATTGTTTCAATAGTTTCAAACCCAACCCTGATGGTTGGCGTTGTTGTGTATTTACTTACTGCACCGCTCTGTTGCTTAGACCTGATAAAATTACCTTTATGGTATACAACACCCTCAGTAGCACTAGCGCCAAGACCAACTCCAGTTGCGCTAGAATTTATTGTATTTGCCGCAGCGATAAATGTATTACCAACAGCTCCCCTGAACACTAGAACTTCATTATCTGCAAAGGATTTAGTTACATTATCAGTACCAGAATCTAAGTAAGATACGAATGCTGTTAGGTAGTTTGGGGCGTTTCCTTCAGAACCGTCTACTATATCTAAAACTCTAGCGTTGATTCCAGTAGTTTGACCCTCAATAACGCAGTTGGCGACGCTCCCACCGCTAAAAAATTGACTCAACGATAATATAGTATTATTGGCATTCTTATCTCTAAGTTTGACATAATTCCATTGCTGCAATTCTACATCGCAACCATTCAGGATGGTTCCGTTATCTAGAACCTCATCACCAAACCTCTCCACTTGATTTTGAAGAATCGATTGTAATTGAGTCAACTCCCTAGCCTGTACAGCATATCCAGGTCTAAACAACACTCGATGGAAGTTCTTATCTTCGTTAAAGTCGTCGAAGAAAGGACTTTGATTTAGGTTAGTTTCAATTGATGCCATTTATATTACCTTTAGAAATCTAATATGATTTTAATATCTTCTGTTTGGTCAGGAGTTCTAGAAACAGGCTGAACACTCTCAGTATAGATAACTTCCCCTGAACACGTATTTGCTTCTGGACCCTTTATGAACTCTATTGTCCCCAAAGCTGTGTCGTTACCCTTTTCTAAAACTACGTCATCTTTTGTGAACGGTATATGTGGACCATAACTGTTTACATTATTTAGGTACATTGTAAAGAACGATGTATCTGATTGCGTCTCATCATCTCTGATAAAGACAACTTCAGCATTTGCCCCCTGTAAAGCATTGGTCATTGCCTGACCCCTTCTTCGCTCTAATCCAAGTTCTGTAACAAATTCCAAAGTTCCAAGTTCCGCTGCTAGCCTGTTCCTTTCGTTTGTTATGATATCCTTAGCAACTAGTCTTTGTTCAACAGGAAGCTCACTAATATATGATATTGTCGCCCTTGTGGTTAATCTTAAATTAGTCGGGCTGTTAGAAGTATTCGCAACGCTTTCGAGTGCCTGATGCTGGTTGTTAGAATTGACCTTCAGAATCGGGTCTTTTAGTATGCTTATTGTCCTAAACTGCGTATTTGAAGGGATGTACCCATTACCGTTGGCCGATATCCCCTCGCTAGCATTGAATTTCACATTTAAGCAAAGTTTATCGGCAGCAAGCTCTCTAACTGGATCTTTACCATGACCGCCAGCGGGAGATAGGATTGCATTCGCCGATGCGCCTGAACCATGTACGCTGTTAGCGGTAATTTTGACATGCGCCCTAGTATATCCAGAACCAACATTAATCACCGATATCTCATCAACTGAACCAGTAGTATCGTTCAATTTAGCATACGCCTCTGCACCACTACCGTCACCAATTATAGTAACTGATGGTGCTATCCTGACAACTGAATCCGTAGCTGGTGGCGTCGTGAACGATGCATTAACCGTCAATGTTCTTGTCGACCCAACATACTTTTCAATCCTTCTAAGTTGCCCCACTCCAGTTCCTGAAGAAATATATACACTAGAACCATTGTAGAACCCTTCTACAGCAGAGACGCCAGAGCCTGAAATTTGTAATGAGTTAGAACCTCCAACCAAAACATTACCACCTGATACTTGAGAATATCCTGAACCTATTGTGTTGGTTTCAATTATCTGAATAGCGCCATTAACAGCTGCGTTCTGAACAGCAGCTTGTCTAGTTTGTTCAGGGGATGCGTCTGGGTTAGTAATGGTCTTGACTGGAATGTGAGAAGCTGTTAAAAACTTTTCGGCTTCACCTAAAGAAACGGTATATATGTACTTCCAAACATACCCATCAGAAGTGGTAAATGGTAATGTCGAATATCCTGTTGGTCTGACAGTAGAAGCTGCTGCAGAATTATTGAATAGGCACTTATACACATTATACTCATCAGTCATTACATAAAATCTTTTAGAATACATCGCATCTACTGATGATTTGTACATAGCATAAACAGTTCCAGACTGCCAATCATACCTAGCCGCAACATGAGAAACGCTACCAGTGTCTACTCGTTTCGCACCGATAAAATCTTTTTGTACATTATAATGTATATTTGCATCAGAACTACTCACTTCTTCTGGAAGTGGTTCTGTGGACCAATTCGAACTCTTTCCTATAGCTGCATATATAATATATGAATTCTTAGTGCTTCTTCCATCTGATGCGCTCATAGCTTTGAGAAACGCTCTTGCGCTTCTCACTGAAAGGTCTTTGGTTCCGAAACTATACGTTGCCATTAAGTTATTGTCCCATTATTGTAGTAATATTCAACACCTGATACTGCAGTGGATTCCCAATGAGTGTGTAAATTTGCTAAGGTATTGCTTGTTATTATATTTAGTTTAACTTTCGCATACTCATCAGAAGATATTTTAATAATTATCTCATCACCGCTGTTGAAATTCGTGAATTGCGTACCGCTTCCGACCAATCTACTTTTGGCTAGACCGCCACCAGTGCCTGAAACCATCCCAGTAGAAGGTGTTAAGGATACACTTCCAGCGCCTTTTAATGTTTTAGTATTGAAGTTATCAGCAGTAACACCTATAGCCACGTTTGAATGCGCTTGATACCTTCCAAATATTGTTTGACCTGCTGGGTGAACAAGTTTTAAAGCAACATCCTTATATCTATCAAGAGAAATAGGTGCAATTAATTCGTAGGAGTATTCTTGATAGAATGTACTATCTTGTATATACCCCCTCTTAGATGAAACGTGACTTCTAGTGGTAGCATAGTACCCCTGTGAATTTGCCGTCCCACTCAACTTCAACCTTGCTGTTGCTTGCGTTGAATTTGATCTACCAGAATCTTGTATCCGTACCACTTCTTTATCTCTATACGAGAACCCAGAGTCTATGACTTTAACCCCTGTTATTGTTCCGTTTGCGCCCACCGATGCGTTTATTTTTGCGTTTCTTCCCAACACACCTTCGTCTTGAATTGCTGTGATTGTGGCGCTGCCAGTACTATCTGGGTTTCTAGTATCCAGCTCTCCAGGAATATATTCTCCAGTATATTTCTCAATAACAACCGATTGCCCAACCTGGAACTCAATATTACTTGGCTCTCTTTGTAAGAAGTCCTGCCAAACTCGTATCTTTGTTTGGTATTTCCCATTCGCTAATTGAATTGTCACAGGGGCAACAGCTGGGCGAGCGCCACCCTTAACGTCACCAGAAGCTGTTCCATTTTTACCTTGGACCTGTACAACTCGATCATTAGTATCCAACCCAGTAACCGAAGAGTCGCCCGTATTCCAGTTAGCATCATCAGATTCTATGGTAATATATTGTTCACCTATACCCAGAGAGGATATATTGGGTTCAACCAGTCTAACTGTTGGTGCTACTGTAAACCCTGAACCGCCAACTCTATCGGAAAGATTTGTTATTGTACCGAACGTAGCTGTTTTGAATACCAAAGAGTCTTCAAGTTTGGTATATACGTGCTCACAATTAGTATTTGAAGAAGTAGTAGCGACCACTCCCTGAACTGTACTACTACCCACCTTTCTAACATTCTGTCCCTGTATGAACGCAGAAAGACCTCCAGTTTGAAATTGTTGACATACACCTGATGTATTATTTGCTCCGACCTTCATCTTCATCAAATCCCTAGTATCTGACCCAGAAGGAGCGGGATTATACCCATTAGATTGTGTGTTGAATATTTGCTTCACAACAGCAAACGATGGCTTTCCACTAAAAGTCGAATTGCCAACAGTAACCAACTCATCACCAACGCTAATATTACTGCTCCCTAAGATACCCACTTCTAGAACGTGGTCGCCAACATTATTGGCAGAGTATGCTGCAACCTTACCAACATTGGCTGCTTGTACGTTTTGACCGATATGGATGTATTCACCACTACCAACAGTTTCCGTTGTCGTAGTTCTGTGATATGGTTTTAACTTAGCGCCTAATGTTTGCTGCGCACCCCAGATCGACATACCAGAGGTTCCGTCGCCAGCGTATGTATAAGAAGCTGCCACATTATTAGGTGCGTTTTGTAGAGTGAACCTGCAACCAGTGCTGCTGTTCGCTGGGGTTGTAGAAGCGGAACATCTATACCAACCATTTCCAGCAGGCTCTATCTTAACATTATCCCAAGTTAGAGGGTTCCCATAGTCAGCAACAACGCCATCAGCAACATCAAATACTGGGTATAAATTATTACCACCCACACCCATACCTCTAAACGAAAGCCACCTCTTACTCCCAGCAGAAATAGGCTTAGCGTACACAGAGAAGTTCCAAGCATTAGTTGTATTGTGAGATATTGCCGACGTCTTAACGCCTAGATAATGATTCTGATCAGTTTCGGTATCGCTTTCAATTAAGTTTTCAGCTGTTAGAAGACCGTCAGGCGCAGTTACTTGATTCGTGTTTTCTATGCCGATTTGGGGTGATACCCAATTCTGATTATCATTTATATTTTCCGAGTCAAGAAAATAATTATGAATACTATTGGTAAAGTTCTTATATGTATCAACCCTCAAGATGGTAGCACCAGCAGTACCATCAACAATCTGCTGAACATGCCCATTAGCTCCTGTCGCGGAGCCAGTTATACTATCACCAACAAGTATATTCTTACTGTTAGCGACAGTAATCAAAGAATTTGATGATGTCAAGAAAGGGATGCCATCAGTAGTTACTTGATTTTGCTCTGGAAACCCAAACTGAGGCGACCCGATTATCGTATTCGCAAACGAAGACATCTTCAAAACAGTATCGCCTTCATACACATTGGGTGCGTGAGAACCAAAGATATTATTAGCGCCTATTAAATTTGTATTAAAGGCAATAGCAAAAGTATCAGATATATCTGGCTGCTTTAGCCTGAAACTTGGTTTCTCTTCGCCATCACCTCCTTGTATAAAGATTTGCGTCTCGCCTTGGTCTTCCCCATATATATCAGAAGTGTACCCCGAACCGCCATCATTAAGATCAAATGTTATAGAACCTAGTAAATCTACCGTGCCTGAAATCACAACCTTACCGAAAATACCAGAGTCATCTGATATAATATCAACTGTGTCTCCAGGCGTATATCCACCGCCTTGGGTTATTAGTTCTACATTAGAGATACCAGATTCAATAATAAATCCGCTCTCATCACCATTGGCTATAACTGTCTCTAAGTTTTGAAATTCACCCCTTACCTTAGAAACTATTATTTGAAGGACATCCCTATTCCTAACAACCCTACCGACTACATCTTCAACCAGAGCTTCAGCAGTAGAGTTTTGTCCAACAATGATCTTACCTATCAGACCAAAAGCGCTCTTATCATAATTTGTAACCAAATATTGATCAAGCCTCCAGTCCCCATCAGAAATCTTTAACATCTGATCGGAAGGGTAGTTTATTTCAATATCTTCGTTGTAAATGCTTCTGAATAGTAGTTTATATGAGGCAAGAGTACCCCTCGCTATATTAAAATACTTTACATATTTTGCCAAAAGGCGCTTATCAGATATAACATCATGAGGGACAGAAGGTAATAGCGTATTTTGAAAATAATCAATATATTCATCTAGAGTTGTGTCTATATTCTTATAATCTTGCACGCTCTGTATGGCATCTGTAAGTTTTCCGTTTTGCTCAAGATACTCGTAATAACCTTCAATAAAAGCAAGGAAATTTTGCCCATCCTCTTTGTAGAAATCAGGGAACTGATTCTTTACTAGGCTTGAAAGTTTATTTTTTAGCATTATGTTTGTTCACCAATAACATTGATAACAGCGTCTTTAGATTCTATAACTAGTATCTGCTCCCTTAGTGGGATGACGTCCATATTTTCCGTTGTTGCTTGAATTTTAAGTTCTATACCAGAAATCGCTGAAGGAGAGAAATTTTGAACCTCGATTACCCCACTAATATAGTCAACAGTTCCAGCTATGGGTATTATATTTATTTTTTCATTATCAAGCCCATATCTAAATATGCTAATATTGCCCAAGGAATCATCACCTATATATGCTTGGAATCCTAGATATGTAAAAGACGTTGACGATACACTACCAGTTCTAATCGCATTATTAAACTTTACTTGTACCAAAGAAGGTGCGTTTAAGTTTGGAGAAACTCTTCTCTGTATAACAATGCTAGCATCATTATTCAATATTGCACCGCTGGATGTATCGTCTAAAGACCTAACAAATCTGGAAAACCTAAACCTGTTACCAAACCGCTCAAGATTATCTTGAGCATATCTAGCGATAGAATTCCTAATATCTTCTTCAACTCCGCTCGAAGTCAACGATGACCGAGTCGTATCATAATATGTTGTAATTGACGGAATTATATATGTATATTCAGCATCGATAACCACAGGGTCAACTGCTAATGGAGTTCTATCTTTTATATTGAATGATATCTCTTTCTTTTTGTTTTCAGTAGCAAACTTCTCACCAAAAGGCTTCACAGCTATAAACACTTTACCATTAACAGCTGGCACAGCTTGTTCCCCGCCAAAGGCGATAACTGACTGTAGATCTGGGTTTTCGTTGAGGATAATTCTCTGGTAATCCTCAGCAATCACAGCTCTATTCTGCGTTTGGTAGTTTCTTGGGGCTGAAAACTTTATAGAATCAATTGTTTCTTGTGGGCGACCACCGCTTGCGGGTTTGGATACTGAGTTTATTTTAGAATTTGTAAATGTCGTGCCTATTTCTATATTATCAACGCTGAATGATGACGCACCATTTGTAGCATCAGCATTGTTTATTAAATACTCAACTTTAATTAAATTTCCTGGTTTTACCGACTTTCCTAGAGAACCAGAGCCAAATATGATTTCATACTTGCTATCGGCAGATTCTTCTATAAAGTAAATTGGAGAGGTTTTGAATATTTGTTTTATATCAGTAGCTTCTACGAATTCGGTGATTGTCGTATCAGATGAAGAATTCTGAACCTTTACAACTATACTTGATGTGTCTACATTTTCATTGGGTATAATATATTTTTTAGGTGTAGAATCAACTATCCAATTATATGTAAGAGGTTCTCCCTCTCGTATAGATAATGTTTTTTTAAAATTACCAGACGTATCGCGATCAATTCTATTTGCGGATGGAGTAACAAATGTATATGTAACATCATCAACAGTAGTCGTAAATTTAGAATTCTTCGGTAGTGTTACCTGAGGAATACCTGAATCGATACCTTCGATCTCTAATTCTATTTCCGCTGAAGCGCCGATAGAAGAGACAGGCGTATATCCAAGTTCCTTCGCCCTAGAAACAACTGAATCTCTTTGCTGCGCAGTATCCAAAAACATCTCATTAGCAACCATATTTAAATAGTATGCATTATAATGAGTATTGTAAGCAAGAACGTCTAATAGAGTTGACATAGCAGATCCATCAAAGTCATAATCTGAGAATTGATTCTGACTTCTTAGATACGTTTTTAAGTTTGTTCGTATGTCGCTAAAGTCTAGCTCTGTAACTTGTAAGTATGTATTTGCTGACATTTACCTAACTCTTTCTAGAATTACATCCAAAACCACTGGGGTTGGATCATTAATTATCATGAACGCTACAGAGATAACCAAAGCATGCATGTCTCGTTTTTCTTCAACCAAAACCTCAACAATATCAGCTCTTGGTTCGTGATTAGCTATCGTTTCGCGAATAGCACTTTCCATTTGCTGCTTTACAGCTGGAGAAAACAACTCAAATAAATAATATCGAATACCGCAACCAATATTTGGTTTGAATGGTCTTTCATAATAATCTGTAAGTATAAGAGATTTTACGGATTGCCTTACAGCATCACGATTTATCTTTCTGGTAACCTTTCCACTATTTGGGTGCGCAAAGAACCCCAAATCTATATCGCTATATATCTCTTTTCGTTTAATCTTTCCTACTAGATCAGACATCTATACCTACTTTGTATTTTTAGATTCTTGTATTTCTTTTCTTCTGTCTTTACAAAGTTTGCTTATCTCAGCTAGAGCCTTTCTTGCTCTTGTTCCAGCTGACTTATTTCCTTCTGCAAACTTTCCGTTTTCGTGAACATAAGTTTCAAATAAATTAATTAAACTATCGTGAGACATAAAATAATCCTTGACTTTTGCAATCAATCAGGTATAATAAATATTGTACCGCTTTAAGTAATACTAGTTTCTATTTATAACTGTTAGAATGATTGTATTGTTATAATATCAGAAGCAGTTACTCCATCAGTAAAATCCACACTAGTACCATTAGTTGCAGTGTAATCAACATTAGCAGACAACCTTACGCCATTCATAAAGACAACAGCCTTTCCTGGGGAATATCTTAAAATAGTTCCAAAGTTATCAGTACCAGAGAAAGCTGTTTGATTTGATGTACCAGTATAAACAAATTCACTATATCGACTACCTATACCCAAAGAACCAAAAGAAGGTAATCGTAACTTCTCAACTCCTTCATATGAGAATATAAGATCATTTCCTATTGATGCGTCTGCTCCTAAGAAATTTGCTGTGATGTCGATATTTCTCATAGCAACATTAACATCTCGAGTTTGCACATACATCACGAGGTTTCTAAATTGCTTATCGCCCTGAGAAGGAATAACAACACTATAGTTTTTTTCTACTGAACCGCTCACGGTTACAGAGTCAGTATTAATCGCTGGATTGACGTCTGGATGCGGATTCTTTTCAAATCTGAAATACACATCAGCTGAACCGCCTGATGGAACTGATGCAGTAAATGTAATAAAACTAGCATCAGCAAAACTACCAGTAAAGCTAACTGGATATATCTCAGCTTCTTCATTACCAAACCCTCCCCATACTTGTGCGCCTGTTGGCCAGCGATATACTAGATTACCATTAGAACCTGATACTATCGTTGCGCCACCAAATGACAGAGCCATGCTTGCTGTTTTCGTTTGTTGAGGAGATTCATCAGGAGGAGTCTTTTCTACTGTCCAACCAGCAATCTTAAGAAGACCTTCAATACCTTCTCCGCTAGTTGGATCGATCTCTACGCCACCAAGTTTAATGGTAAACGCTGATTCATCTAAAAATTGCTTTGCCATATAATACCTACTTCGGCTTACTTGTAGTTCCAGCACCAAGACCTGGAGTATCAGTATGAGTATGACCCTTACCAGATATTCCTGCCGAAACATGATCGACAGATGCTGTAGATTTTCCAGTAATATCTAAATCACCAGTTAAATTTATATTGCCTGTCCAGTTGGTTGTTGGGGTATCTACTGTCGTAGTACCCGCAACTGTAAGGTTGGTGTCACCGTCAACTGTGACATTTGTATTTCCATCTACAAATATTGTAACATTACCCTTAACGTGCAGGCTATCATTACTAGCAACTAGAGTATAATTATCTTTAACGACTTTTGTAACTTTGTCGCCGTCAGGGTACACCTCATACATTGTACCGCTTCTGTGGAACTCTTTGATCCTTTCCGCATCAGGCGTGTCGTCATATTCTTTATAATGACCCGACTCGGTTTCCATCACATGGTTCATCGGATATACAGCAGAGAATTTGCTTTGGGGGATGCTTATTTTATTACTCGCTGGAACGGAATCAGTATTCTGCCCTCTCGCCCTCTTATTTACATCCGACTCTCCAGTGTATTTGGGATAAACGCCATTGGGGTCGTTAAACCCAAGCGTAGTTTCTGCAGCCTCAGAAGGCGCACCCGCAAGAGTTCCCACAACCGCAGGCTCTTGAGCTCTATCTCCATCTAGAAAAAACCCAACAACCCAAGTACCCTCTACCATCCCTGTCGGAGACTTGCCGATACCACTTACTGAAGCAGAATCTATACCGCCCAGCGGTATTGCCCAAGGTAGGGTTTCTGTAGGTATCTTATCTTTACTGTCGGTGTGGTATCCATATGCGCGAACACGCACACGACCCAGTTCTGCTGGGTCATTGCGATCTTCAACTACACCGAAAAACCAAGTAAAGTTTCCCTTACCGACAAAATCTCTCATCTATTCATTCTCTGAATTTATTGTCTATCCAACATTTACCATAGTATAATATACCCAACCAAACTGTGAACATTATACCATCAAAATAAGATAAGTTATTCCACGCTTCTAATGGCGCTTCCATTTACTTTTTCTTAGCCTTTTTTCTTTTTTTCTTCGGCTTTTCTTCAACCAACTCTTCTTCATCATGAGTCGGTTCTTTTATCTCTTGAAGAAATTGTGGTTTTGTTTTTTCGTTTATTTCTGAGAGAAACTTCTTTTCTCTATCTGATCCAGGTATTGGCATACAAATCTCCTATTGTTTTGTAGCTGTATCTTTAACGCATTCCATTATGGTTGACATAGATTCTGACCCATCAAGGAACTTATTTCTTAGTTTTGTAATTAGGTACTTTCCGCTCAGGTATTTATCTTCGGCACCCACTTGGTCTTTTACGTTAGAAGATGATGGGATACTTAATTTTATCACGTCACCGACATCCAACTCGCTATCTCCAGGAACAACAACCTCAACCTGAGTATTGAAAATATGAGAGAAATATCCCTCGCTCTGCGCCAAATGTTCGCTAAATTTTTTAGTTGAAGCAATCTCAGACGAAAACAACGAATCATTATCATGACCGTGCCTTGATGTATTCATTCTGACTACAGGTTCTCCTATAGTTTGCCCGCCAGCGATTTTAAATTTTTGTAACTTTTTAAATTTAGAAATATAGTCATCATACTTATAAACAACTTCTCTCTTATTTTTCTTTAGCGTGTCGATGAATATATTTCTAGACTGATATAATCCTGACTCTAAATTTTCTAAAAAGTCTGATTGTTTTAAAACCTCAAATGATCTTATATTTGTGGCTTCTGTATATTCATCGTTCTTCTTATCTTTGAACATTCCTGAAAAGTTTGATGATATATATGAGTATGTTTCTTTTGATTCTTTTTGAACTAATCGCCCTAAGTTTTTAAAATTAAATCCCCTGCTATTTTCATAAAACATATAGTAAGGAATATGATCGTCTGAGTCGGACTCCTTACAAAGAAAATCTATAGTATCGTCTACTGATAAATTTGGTATTATGAACTTTTGCTTCCCATTAGTCTTATCAAAATCATTTTGTTTAGTTACTCTAAAATTAACAGCTTCTCTGACGGAAGAGTGGATCGACTTGGCGTTTGCGTTATATACAAATTCGCTAGTTATACTCTGTATCATGGATGAAATGTCATTACCCTCGACACCGCCATAAGATCTAGAGATTTTTTGACTGGATGCCATATAAGCCTCGACGCTAATTCCTGAAAAGAAATAAACTTCGCTATTTTCTTCGATCCGTTTCCTGTCAGACATTTCATATAAATTAAACACATGATTCTTATACGGCAAGCTTGCGTCGTTAGATCTATATGAAACAACTAGCATCTCTGCTCCAGAAAATCCGCCTTGGGTGACACCATCTTTAATTTCATTTATTGTGTTAAACAAACCAAGAGAATCATTTACCACTAAATCGCACTGGAGATAGTGCTCGAATAAACTTTGATAGACGCTGAACTCTACCGTTACAGACTGCAAGTCAATAACTTGACCAGTAGCTGTGATCAGCTTAAATGTTCGAACATCGACATCACCTGCGTGTTTGTAGCCTTTTATAGATTCTGACATTAAACGCCATTCCTCAGGATATCTTCAACCTCATCTCTAATTTGAGGCAAGTATCTCTTATCTAGCAAAGATATAGATCGCCTCGATTCATTCAACTCAACCTCGTAATCATATTTTGTAACAACAGATTTTTGATAATCTACATGTGTAGAGTTGTATGTAGATTGATCGACCACAACAACCCTCTCTTTTAGTATGGAATTGTCCGATAAAACTTCTCGTTTGGCTGGAACTTTATTACCTTGATTGAATTTAGATAAATAAATCCTATACTCATGGATTTGAGACTGAGCTTCTGATAAGGATCCATACTTTGAAATAATATGCGATTCAAAGTCAGTTGTGGATAGCGACCACTCAAAATGTACATCTTTAATATTTGAGAAATGCAAAACTAACCAAGCATAATTTGAATCTCCATAATATTTCTCAGCAATGGTATCTGGTCTATCGCCTTCTTGTATCTCATATTGGTAGTAGACATCAGTTCTATCCGATAAAGAACTTGGTATCTTGAACCTTCTCAATATATTTGTGACCGAAACGGTATTCCCACTTTTGCCTATATCATGGTCAATTGTTGGGAAATATGAAAAATAATTAGACATTATGTTTCACCCTGTTTTTTACTATTTACTGGTTCAGGCAACCCAGAATCTAAATCGCCACGTGTAATAATTTTCGTTTCTTGGAATGAGAGTTGAATCTCAACAGATACTGGAGCTCCAGTATCTTGGAAAAACAGCGGGATACCTTCTCCGTTGTAATTTATATTCATAGATTTCAGAACACAAGTTCCTATTTTGTATAGATTACCTGCGATTGCGTCAGCGAAAGATACTTCAAATTCGTCTGGGTATTTGAAAGCTAGAGAACCCGCAGCATATTCGGGGTGCATATGATATTTGTATGCGTTTATTATTTTTTGTATTGCTATTGACTCTTCAGCATTTCGTGCGATAAATTTATAGGTGAAGCTATGCTCTCGCATATCAACCCCCTTGAACAATACAGCCATATGCGGGTTAACAGCCAACCCCTCATCGAGCATGGTGCCTTGAATTACTGAAGCCCCAGTGAAAGCGCCACCCAAAGCTGCACCAGCACCACCGCCCAACTTCGCTGCTGCAGCTGTCGCTACTGCTGCAGCAATAGGAGCTCCTGCTTGGACTTGGGCGTCTGTATCTCCAGACTTAAATGCACCCACCGAGGAACTTATTCTTGAAGAAATTAAATCTGATATATCATTTCCGGCAGCACTCAGCTGACCGCCTGATATCCTACCAGCTGAAGCAGCACCGAGTGCGCCCAAATCAGAATTCTCATACTGAGCTCCATATGTGGTTTGTAGGTTGCTCGGTATTGGTAATACTATATTTCTAATAGTCAAATCTTCCGCAGCATCTTTTCTACTTTGACGTACACGATTCTTTACAGTAAAAATCATGTAATGCTCATCAGTTAGATCTGCAGGGAATTGAAGCGGTTCTTTCACCTTACTGTTATCATAAAGGTCAGCTAAAGGTGAATTTAATATGGTTCCAGTTTTTGTTTTCTCTAATAGTTCGTTAAAGTTGGCATTAATTGATACGCCATTACTTCCTGCCGAAATTGAAAAACTACCCCTGCCTGCTGCCCCAGCAAAGTCTTCTATATTTCCCTTTACCTCAGCGACCTGCGATTTTATTCCAGATGTTATTTGTTTCAGGTTTATTTTCATTGAACGAGCCTGTATATAAATATGCGTTGACGTATCTATTTATAATCAGATTATGGCTCAATTTTATAAAGGCAAATATCAATGTAAATTCCCTGAGAAGTACAAGGGAGATCCCTCGGATATTATTTATCGATCAAGCTGGGAATTAAATTGCATGTCATACTTTGACAAGAACCCAGACATAGTTTGGTGGGCTTCGGAGCCTTTCCCTATCGGATATCGATCACCAATCGATGGTAAGAAACACCGTTACTTTGTTGACTTTGTCATCAGAACTAAAAACAAAGAAACAATTATGATTGAGGTCAAACCGCACCACCAAACGCATGAACCCAAAGCACAGAAGCGGTTGACCAAAAGGTATCTAAATGAAGTAAAGACTTGGGGCGTGAACCAAGCCAAATGGGAAGCAGCAATAGATTATTGTAAAGATCGTGGTTGGAAGTTTCAGATTCTCACTGAAAAAGAGCTGTATAAAAAGAATAAATAGTACATAACAAGGAGCAATTGCTATCGCTACTATATTTGATGACCTACTCGCAGCTGGTGTTCGTAAAGGACAGATACCAAATCGCACTCAAGCTGCTAGAGATTGGTTTAGAAATAAAGCAAGACAGCAAAGAAGTGCTGCTGTGTATCCAGACAATATAATTAAATCTAGCGATAGCAGGAAGGCTCGTGTACTTATTGGTAGGATGTACCACTTTAAGTATGAGCCTAAAGGCGCAAAGGAACTGCCATATTATGACAGGTTTCCTTTAATATTCATGGTAAGCGTAGCTCCTGGTGGGTTTTATGGAATCAATTTACACTACCTTCCGCCCCAACTCAGAGCCAGATTGATGGACTCGCTATATGATATTACAAATAATACGAAATATGATGAGTCTACAAAGCTAAAAGTATCATATGATGTACTAAATAGTGCTAGCAAATACAGGTTTTTCAAACCAACCTTTAAGCATTATCTCAGTTCTCAGGTCAGATCGAAGTTTATTGAGATTAATTCTACGGAATGGGATACTGCGCTATTCCTCCCAACAGAAAGGTTCCAGAAAGCCAAGAAAACTAAAGTCTGGTCAGATAGTAGGAAAATGATTTAATGGGATTTAATGTCAACGATATGGTGTCGTCACTCAATAAGAGTGGGTTCGCAAAACCTTCTCACTTTGAAGTATTCATTCAAGGCGGTGGGGATATAGACACTGAGCGTGAACTATCATATAGAGCAGAATCTGTAGATATTCCAGGAAGAAGTATCGCTTCCGTTGAACATAAATTTCAAAATTATGGACCAGTGAATAAAGTTGCTTATGGGGCAATCTATGGTGACGTAACTGTTCAGTTCCTCGTCAGTCAAGATATGAGAGAAAAAGAATACTTTGAGATATGGCAAGAAAAAATGGTTGGGACTGGCGCATTTGCTGATGGGCAAGCGCAGTACAATACAAAATATTTTGATAATTATGCGGGAACTATAGAAATACGACAATATGGTTCACACGGAAACCTACATTCAATACACACATTGAACGAAGCATACCCTTTAATCGTAAACCCAATCACAATGAACTGGGCTGAAGACGGTGCTGTAAGAATGGGTGTTACGTTTGCTTATAGAAATTACAAGTGCATTTTCACAAAACAAGACCAACCAGAAAAGGGGTTTGGGTTTTCAGTCAGACTTGGGACTGGTGGTATTAGTGGAAGTTTGAGTTTGCCTAAACTCGGAAATATAGTTGGGTCGAGTGAAGTTGGCGGACAAATTAATGCAGCTGTAGGTAACATAAATAACAGAGTTGCCTCGATAAGAAGCTCATTACAATTTTAAATTATTTTATATAACTGGAGAATATCATGGCTTTACCATCATTATCTGCGCCCGAATTTATAACGACAGTGCCGTCGACGGGTGAAGAGATAAAATATAGACCATTTCTAGTCAAAGAAGAAAAGATACTTCTTATGGCTTTAGAAGGAAATGATCAAAACGAAATAACTAATGCTATAATGAAGATACTTAGCAATTGTGTTCTAAGTAATGTTGACATTAAAAAGCTAGCAACATTCGATATTGAATACTTATTTTTAAAGTTGCGTGGAAAATCTGTAGGGGAAGTGATAGAAATAAAGGTTGGTCATACAAACCCAGATAACTCTTGTAAGCATAGAACTGAATTAGAAATAAACATTGATGAGATTCAAGTTGTTGGTGATAAGCCGAACGATAAAATACAACTAGATGAATCTATCGGTGTTAAACTTAGATTTGCTGGAATGAATGATATATCTGATGTGGATACAGAATCTTCATCAGACTTATTTAAAATGATAGCAGGTTGTATTGAATATGTTTATGACCAAGAAAATGTTTATGGTGAATTTAGTCAGAAAGAAATGGAAACTTGGCTTGAACAATTAAGTTCCGAGCAATTCGCAAAAATAACAGCGTTCTTTAACGATAGCCCAAAGCTACAACATGTGGTAAAGTGGAAATGTCCTGAATGCGGTGAAGAAGATGAGATGACCTTGGAGGGTCTTGCTGCTTTTTTTATGTAAGCATGGTACATGACTCATTGGCGAATATGTACCAGCTGAACTTCGCTCTAATGCAACACCATAAGTACAGCTTAACTGAGCTGGACAATATGATTCCATTTGAGCGAGACATTTACGTTGCCCTTTTACAAAACTTTTTGAAAGAGCAAGAAGAAGAACAGAAAAATAGGAACTGATAATGACAGAAGAAACAGAGAATAATAAAGTATTTCACCCAGCCGACACGAACGGAGACGGTAATGTGAGCGATGCTGAAGAGCAGTTGTATTTGGAATTTAAAAGAAAAGAACTCGAAGACGCAGATGCTATGCGTGATGCCCAACGTAATATGACATGGTTTGCGCTTGGTGGGTTACTACTCTATCCGTTTGCTGTTGTTATTGCATCATTAATTGGATTAGATCAAGCCCAAGAAACTCTAGGCGATATGGCACCAACATACTTTGTGTCTGTTGCTGGTATCGTTGCTGCGTTCTTTGGGTTTCAAAACAAAAAGAAATAGGAATGAATAATGGCTGACCCGAAGTTACCTGAAGTTCTACAAGCTAATTTAGATACTAATGTGACAGTATCTCAGAACCAACAGAAATTACAGAATGCGATGGCGGTATTTGCTGCCAGTAACAAGACATTCTCTAAAACTTCTGTAGCACTAAACGACTTCGCCAAACAGCAAATTACCAAACTAAATCCATTTAAAAGTTTAAAAGATAAATTCGATAATTCGTTTGCTGGTCAAAAACTCAGGCAAAAGAAAGAAGAAGAAAACCTAGCGAAGGCTGCGGGAATAACACGTGATGAACTACTATTACTCAAAGCTAACAAGGAACTAAAAGAGGCGCAGACCGCTCAGGCTGATGCGTTAAAGAATTCCCTTGATGAATATGGACTAAACGTAAATACATTCTTCAATGATGCGGGTGAGCTTCAGACTAGAATGGCTGAACGTGACGAAAATGGCAGGTTCCAGTCAGCCCAAACCATTGTTAATGGTATCGTAGGCTCTATGGAAAGCGGTCAGATGCAAGAAATAGAAAACCGCAGAGAGCAAGCCAGACGTGATGAAGAACAGTCTGTATTATTAGAGTCATTAGCTGGAGGAATCAGCAAACTAGGAGACAACCTCCTCAAGGGATTGAAGGCTTTAGGCAAAGGCGGTGGTATGGGTCTTGGTATTTTTGCTGGTCTAGTTGCCACGCCATTAATAGTGCTTTCTAATTTCTTCGGTCAACTTAAAAAGGAATTTAGAGCTCTAAAGAACCTGACGAATACTAAAATACTTGCGCCAATCAAATCATTAGGAACGTGGTTAAAGGGTCTTGGCGGGCAATTCAAAACCCTTACATCAACAAAATATTTTACGCCATTTAAGAATTTCGGGAATTGGTTAAAGGGTCTTGGTGGGCAATTTAAGGGACTTTTCTCAAGTAAATTGGGCAACTCATTAGACCCAATTAAAAACCTTGGAACCTCTTTAAAGACAGCAGGGAATCAGTTGAAGGCATCTACTGCTAAAAATATTATTGATCCCCTTAAATCCCTTGGGTCTTCTTTGAAGAATGCTGGTAGCCAATTCAAAGCAGCTAGTAAAGCTAATGTCATAAATCCAGCCACCAATGCAATCACTGGTATTCGGAGTTACTTCTCAGGTCTAGGTGCCAATGTAAAAACGGCATTTAGTCAAGGTGGAAAATTTGGTATTGTTTCAGACATAGGGAAATCTATAAAGGGAATGTTTGGTTCGGGCGGCAAGTTCGCTAGCATAAGCAATGCATTCAAAGCTGGGTTCCAACCTATATCTAAATTCGCAGCAGGTGCTGGTAAACTTCTTGGTAAACTATTCCTACCAGTGACAGTCATCATGGGAATCATTGATGCAGTCAAAGGATTTATGGAAGGGTTTTCTGAAGAAGGAATTGTTGGGGGATTGGTTGGCGCATTCGAAGGGGTTATCACTGGACTAGTTGCTGTTCCTCTCGATCTACTTAAAAATTTGGTTTCGTGGATTGCTGGAAAGCTAGGGTTTGAAGGTTTATCGGAGAAACTTGACAGCTTCTCGTTCGCTGAAATGTTTGCTAAATTCTTCGACTTTATCCAGAATATAAGACTGTCAATCAGCGACTGGATTGAAGATAAACTATTGAGTTTGAGGGGTTTGATCCCATCATTTCTTGGCGGTCTGAGTGATGAAGAACTTGCTGGGAAAAGAGCTAATCTAGAAGCCGAGCGTGCGGCACGTGATGACATCATAAAAGAAAACAGGCTGAAGAAAACCGCTAAGAACAAAGGCATTCCAGTTGACGAATTGAAAATGAATATGCTTGCCGATGAGACAAATAATAGGCAAGCAGCTGACCTTGCTAGGGAAAAATTAAGCGGTAATCCTGCTGGGGCAGGGGGAAATAAAGGGGCAGAGGTCAACGCTCAGTCTGCTCAGGCTGCTTCTGCAGCTGGGAACGTAGTAGTTACAACTATCGCACCCACTAATGTTAATGCTCCAACTTCAACTAGCGTTAGTAACCAAACAAATGTAACTCCAACCGCATCTAGAAGTAGGAATAGATCTAGACGTGGTAGACAATACGCTCCTGCATAAAAAAGGGCAGCCGAAGCTGCCCCAAACCTACCAAGAATGAATTAATCTTCTTCGGCTAGTTTCTCAAAGAACGATAGACTATCATCTTCCTCATCCTGCGCAGGAGCTGCAGCTACTGGAGCTGGTTTAGCTGCTGCCACTGGAGTTGACTTTTCAAATGGAATCTCATCATCCGTAGCTTCCATAGCTGAAGCAGTTGTCGGAGCGGTGCTACCAATGCCCAGAACACGGTTCAACTTAGTCTCAAGTTCCGCATAAGATTTAAAGTTCTTACGCTCAAGGAATGCAGCTAGTGAATACAAACC